ATGCCCGTGCCGCAGGCAGGGATGCCATCGCTGATACGGCTGACCGTAATGAGGCTAAACCAGCTAAGCGGCGGGTTGTAGTGCAGGTGGATAACGAATCGGATGCTAGGCGCCTGCGTGATGAGCTCTCCGACCCCCGCAAGGTAGCAGTTGACCAATATGTCCGGCCGGCCAAGGGCGGTGGGGTAGTGCTGGGATGGGCCAGGGTTCTCACCGGTGCGGAAAGCTGCGCATTCTGCGCCATGCTCGCTTCCCGCGGACCCGTGTATGAGGAATCCACCGTCCTCACCTCGGAAGAAGGCAAAGCGTACCACGATCATTGCGACTGCAAAGCAGTACTAGTGATTAAGGGAAAGCCATGGGAGGGCGAAGCCGAATACAAGGCGCTTAAAACGCTCTGGAATGACGCCCGCGATCACCCCACCAAAGAGGAACTAGACAATGACCTAGAGATGCCAATAGACCGGTTCAGCAGCCGCTACCGGCAACTGGCGAAAGAAAATCCAGAAGCATTCGCAACTTTCAAGGACAGCGCTGACGATCCTGGCCAGCGGCCAGAGGAGATAGTGCCCGACTCTCACCCCGGCAGAGAAGAATATAGTCAGTCTCCCTGGCCGGTGGAGGATTCCGGTAGCGTGTCAGAAGACGGCGGTATGGGATTGGCTGGTAGCGCTTTCGAACAGCCAAATAGTGATGGAACATTCACGCTGCCGGCGAAAGACGGATTCCCCGAACTACGGTTGTCAACGCTTTACCCATATGATTTGGACGAATACCCGCGGCTGGAGGTTCCTGAAACCATGGAGCAGGCAGCAGTGCAGGTATCTCGTGTGAATTCCTTTGCTAACTGTGTGCGCGCTACCGCGGCTACCGTGATGCGGATGCGCGGCTATGACATCTACCCGTACGCTACCTTGTATTCCGCAGGCGCTTCCGGCTACCAGATTCTTGAAGCCCTAAAGATGTGGGAAACCCCAGACGGAGAGCCTGTAAAAATAATTGAAACCACTGCTAAAGAATGGAAAGATATTCTTGGAAAAATGCCCGATGGGTACGGGATATTTTCATTCCAAATCGCTGATGCTAAACAGCGACATGTGATTCTCTGGCAAAAGATTGATGATGAAGTCGTATTTATTGATGCGCAATTGGGCAAGAAAATTAATCCAGAAGGACCGCAATATGGCGTTGATGCGTCAGCACCTATTATTCTAGTCAGACTTGATGACACTACCCCAGTGGATTGGCGCTTGCCAGATGTCATCCAACCATTTGGTAAAATGTAGTTAATCTATTGGAGGTGTTTGACGTTGATTGGTAAACAGGCTGCATACAGTATCTTTCGTGAAGAAGCGAATAAGATAGTGAAAAAGGGCACACCACATGCAAGCGTTGAAGGTATGGAAAACTCCGAGTATTTTTTCACCCCTATCGCTGCGGTAGAGGCATTTGATGGGGATGAACGTTTCCTGAATCCTGAAGGTACACCTTTGACGTTAATCCGCAAAAGCACCGGGGAAGTCGTTCACTTGCATTTCCAAACTGATGAGTGGGGAAAGATCCGGAAAACCATGACTCCTGTTAACTACGCAGCAGCGTAATCCACCCTGACTAATCAACGAAACCCGCGGTCTCACATTTGAGGGGCGGGTTTTCTCGTGCCCAAAACCACTATCCGGGTTGAAGGCTACGATTTGAAATCCGACCCCACTGCTCAGTGGGGTTTATCTATTTACATTTCACGCAATCAAGGAGGCAATCATGTCGAATAATATCACCGATACCCAAGACGAAAAACAGGAAGAAACCACGAACCCTGCTGTGCAGAACCCGGAAGAGTCCTCCCCATCGCAGTCCCCAGCCCCGGAGATGACCCTGGAAGAAGCCCTGGCAGAGCTGGAAAAAACCCGGCAAGAACGTGATGCGGTTCAAGCCGCCGCCCAGAAATGGCAACAGCATGAGGACTCGCAGAAAACAGAGCTCCAGCTAGCCCAAGAGAAACTAGCCGCAGCCCAGCAGGAACTCGCGCAAGCCCAAACCACGAACCTGCTGCTGGAGGTCGCAGCAGCCCACGGTATCAAATCTGAGGATGTGCCGCTGCTGGGCACTGGCACGAAAGAAGACCTAGAGGCCCGCGCGGCCAGGATTAAAGAACTCTACGGTGCAGGGAATACCGCCCCGCCGTCGAATAGCCCCCGCCAAAACGTCCAATCCGGGTCCGGGGTAGGTAACGAACCCCAGCCAGACCCGGTAACCTACCCCAGCTCATGGGTGCCTAAAGCACTCCGCAAAAACCACGACCAGTAAGGAATACCATGGATATCACTAAAGTTCACTACGATCCAGCAGCCGCCATCACGGTGAAAGCGAAGAAGAAAATCCCCGCCGGCACATTCGTTGTTCCCGCCGACGACATTGTTGGCCGAACCCCGGTTGTTGATATTGCCGCTGCTGACGCTTACCCGTTCGGTGTAGTAGCTCATGATGTAGACAAGGACGGCTATGTCACTGTTTACCGCGCCGGGCATGTTCTCGATGCCCTAGCCGCTGGCACGTTTGTTGCCGGTGACAAGCTCAGCACCGCAGCTGACGGCAAGATTGTCAAGGCTGCTGCTGGCCCTGTAGTCGCTATCGCGCTCACCAAGGGCACATCAGGTAAACCCGCCACTATTGCCCTACTCTAAGACAAGGAATTTCTCATGCCTAAAAACACTGGCCTTTTCCCCGGCGTCGCCCCGACAGTGGCCGACGGGGTTATCACCCTGGACATGATGCTCCAGGAGCCCACACGGATTGCCCGCTATATCGCTGACATTACTGCCCTTGGTATGTTCACTGACCGGATCTTCTCCACTGGTGAGGCTAAGGGCGGCGCTATCCTCTACGAGGTAGCGCTGAAGAACGCCCTGCTTGCCGACGACCACAACGGAGTCATCGCCCCTGGCGGTAACTACCCCACGGTGGACGTCACTACTGACGACCCCAAGGTCATCAAGACCGTTAAGGTCGGCGGTAAGTTCTCCGTTACTGATGAGGCTGCAAAGCGCAATGACCTGACTATGATGCAGCGGCGTGCCCAACGTGTCGCCAACACCATGGTTTATGATCTCGATGGCATGGGCATGCAGGCCGTCCGCGAAGCACTCACCGCCTACGATGCGGATATCATCAAAGTGGAGTCCGGCGGCTGGGCAACCATCAACAAAACCAAGAAGCTAGACCAAACCGCAGCCAAGTCCATTCGGGCTGACATTAATAAGGCCTTCACCGAGGGGCGGAAATCCCAAATGGGCTACGTGTACAACCTCCTAGCTCTCCACCCCGATGACCACCTGGAATTCTCCAACGCCTTCGACGACGATGAGGCGGAATCCAAGTTCCTGCAGAACAAGGGCCTAGAGGTTATTTCCAGCCCGCTGGCCACTAAGGGCGAAGGCTGGCTCATTGCCGAGCAGCAAGTAGGCACGATGGGCGTGGAAGAAGGCATTACCACCACAACCTACCGTGATGAGGACCGGGACCTGACCTGGACGAAAACCCGTGCCATGCTCGCCTACGCGGTAACGGACCCGCTCGCGGTCATTAAGATCACCGGCCTGGGTAGCTAACATGCCGGCCTACGCATCCCCGGATGACCTGCGTGCCCGCGCCAGGCGACTCATTCCCGATGGTATGAGTGATGAAGACCTTCAGGTGCTGCTGGAGGATGCTAGTGTGTTCCTCCGCGCCACATACCCGACCATCCCTGAAAACCCAGATGCGCTCCTGGCGTCGGTGCTGCGGGTTGTCACGGTTGCCATTGTGAAGCGCGCTCTGTTGGCGGAGAAAAACGCCGAGTTCTCGGATGGTGCCCAGTCCGTCACTGATACTGCCGGCCCGTTCACCTCTACGCTATCGTTTCGTAACAGTGAGGGGAATTTCTTCATTTCTGCCCAGGAGCGCACGATGCTGGAGAACGCCCTGTCTAAGCGGCGTTTTCGGTGCATCACTGCCGAAGGATGGTGACGCTATGGCCACAATCCAAGTGCTCCGTCGCAGCCGGGATAGGTTTGGTGACTTGACTGCCCCCGTGCCGGTTCTCACGATCACTGGGGCGAGAATCGCCTGGGCTCAGGCCACGGTCGATACAGACCGCAAGACGGTGGTGTCTACCCGGCCAACGGTGTATATCAAACGCCAGGCCCCGGATATTCGCACCGGTGACGTCATCGAGGGTTTCGGAAGAAAACTGAAGGTCATTGAGGCGCAGTTGTGGGAGCATCCCCGCAGGGAGGGCATCATTGTGGGGACCGCGGTGATCTGTGAGGAGGTGCGATAGTCATGAAGTTTTCACCCCGGATCATGAAAGGGTATCTGGAAGGCCCTGAGGTGGAGGAGCTCCTGTACCGTGCCGGCTATTTAGCGCAGGCCATCTACGCTACGGTGGCGCCCCGAGACACCGGCCGGCTAGCATCCTCCGGCACGGTCGACGTAGAAGTAGCCCGCCCCTACACGAGTAAAGCCCGCAAGCGCCTGGTGGCCACGGTCTCAATAGATTCCCCTTATGGCGTGCCGATGGAGTTCGGACACAGGATCAAATCCCGCCATGGACGTAACACTGTTGCGCCCCGGGCGATGCTACGCAGAACAATCAGGGCGGTACGATTATGACCATCATCGTTCCCCACGACCTGGTGCCGTGGCCGGATGCGGAACAAATCATCGTGGCTGCCCTCGACCAGGTAGCCCAGCAGATGACGCCCCAGCCATGGGTGGGCACGTGGATACCCGACGACTACGAAACCCAGATCCAGCAATCACCGTTGATTGTGGTACAGCGCACCACCGGGGCCGCTGACATCAACAACCAGGTGGATGTCCCACTCGTAGAGATCGGGGTATTGGCGGAAACCCGTGCTGACGCCCAGAAAATCAACAGCTACTTGAGGGCGTGGATGCTAGACGTTTTCCCTACTCACCCGCAAGTACCGGTCCGTATCGTGAGTATCACCGAGCGGGTAGGATCAGTAATGCCACCATGGATCAACCCAGATCATCGGTATGTGAATGCTCTTTATGAGATCACGATCCGCCGGCCCCGAAGCCACAAATAACAACCCTTGCCCCCGGGAGACCCAGGGGCTTTCTTAATGCCCGCACCGTGCGGGGAGAGGAGATAGCCGTGACCACCACGGATTTCTACAAATTAAAAGATAAAACAGATGACCTGCTTTTTGCGGCCCTGGACTACGCGCTGCTGCTGTGCCCCTATGGGACTAAAATCCCAGATCGCATCACCGATAGCACAGGTAAGCTGTTAGAGCTGCCGGAAGGCTGGTTCCCAATCGGCGAAGGTGAGAAAAAAGCCGGCGTTGAGCTGGCCCCCGACTCGAAGGTGGAAGGCCCTGAGGGCTATGGTAGCCGCGGCCGACGCCGCACATTCGTGACCGATGAAACGTTTACGATTGATTTCACTGCCCAAGAATCCCGCTGGCGGACCCTGCAAATGTTCTACGATCTTCTGGAGGGGCAGTACGATGAGGGCACCGGATTTTTCGCTAAGAAGCGCCGGGCTGCCCGGGTGCGGGAATACTCCGCCCTGGTGCTCGCTAAGGACGGCGACCCAGGTGCTGAGATCTACCCGTATTTCGTTTTCCCCAAGATCACAGTCGAAAAGCGTGGCAAACAGAGTTTTTCCGAAACAGATGCGCTAACGTTCCCGCTGACTCTGGCTGCGCAGGAAGATGAAAAGTACGGCTCCATGTACGGGTTCGGCCTGGCCGGCCCCGGCTTCACCCCGGAGCTGGCGAAGCTTATGGGTATCACTGGCGCCCATAAGCTCTCAGATAGCAAGTTCAAGTTCTCCGTCAAGGGTGCCACAGGCGGCACTTACACCATCACCATTAGTGGGAAAACCACCGCTGCTATCCCCTATAACGCTGATGCTGCGGCTGTGCAGGCGGCTCTCCGCGCTTTGGGTGAAAACGAGGCTGAGGCTACCGGCACTATTGATGCTGGTTTCGTAATCGCTAAGGTATCCGCTGCGCCGACGGTTGCCGCCACTGACCTCACCGGTGGTGGTTTCCCGAAGACGGTGGAGGTCACTAAGGACCCCTCCTAGCCCTCGCCGGTAACAACACCTTACCTGGGCGAGGGCTCCTACCAACCGCCGCCCCATAAAACTGCAAGGAGGAATCATGGCGTATGCCCGTAACACCTGGAATAACGACGACCCTAATACCCCTCTGTCGGCGGAGCGGCTCGGTCGTATCGAGCAGGGCATCGAATCAGCCCACGTTACCGCTGACGCTGCGACTGTTACTAGTGAAGGCCTGAAAACCCGGGTTGCTAGCCTGGAAAAGCTGAAAGACCAGCCCGCGCAGGTAGACCCGCAGGCGATCAAAACCGCGGTAGCCGAAGCCCTCAAGACTCAACCCCCAGTTGATCTTGGGCCGATCACTAAGCGGCTCACCGCACTAGAAACAAAACCCGTCAGCACTGTGCGTGAACAAGTACAGCAGTCTGCCCTGCGGGGCAGGCTTGCCGACCGGGCAGGAGTGAAAACCCGCGCCATTGGTGTTGGGTGGGAAGACACCTCGAACGCGGCTGACCGCGACTGGGCGACTATCGCCCAGAAGGCCATAGCGAAGGGCTACAACACGATTGACCTGGCTGTGGGCCGCCCCGAATGGACGCTCTTCCCATGGCCGGCCCACCCAGAACGGGTGTCTATCGACGCTGGGAAAAACCCCATCCGGGACACCATCACCACCCTCCGGGCTGCCAGGATCGAGAACATTTTCCTCACCCTGGACATGATGATTACCACCACACTGGGGAACCAGCCCGAGTGGAAGGCTGTTTCCCGGGATGGCACTATCCGGGACATGCCATCACCCGCGGCACTCACCAACCCAGGTGATATCCGGGACATGCTCGGCGGTGCTGTTGCCCAGGTTGCCGCCGAGTACGGGGACCTGATTGACGGCATCATCATCACCGAACTGTTCTGGGATTCCGGGTCGTTCTCCGCCCACGACCTCACCCTATACAAGAGTGATACTGGTGCCACCGACTGGCCGCGCCGGGGCGATGGCACCCCGCATGAGAGCAAGGAATACCAGGAGTGGTTGACCACAAAGATGGCTGATTTCATCGGCTATTGCCGCGGCCTGACCGGGGGAATCCCTCTCATCATGGATGTGCGCGCGAACTGGGCCACCCCGGTGGCTGGTGACCTGGGTAGTGGCCATGACTATTCCAAGCTACTGCGGGTTGCTGACGAGCTCCAAGTGTGGGCCTACTACACGACCGGTGATGAGGCGAAAGCCACAGCATTGTCTGCTGCGTTGGATAGGCAGTGGCCAGGGCGGATCCGCACCGCACTAGGGCTATGGTCGGCAAGCCCTACGTCCGTAGGCCAGGTACTCACCTCCCTCACTGGTGCCCACCGGGTGCAGGTCACCCCCTACTCAAAGATGGGCTCCCTACTCTAAAGCCCGGATAATCCCCATCAATCACCGCGGTAAGCACTATCGCCTACCGCGGTTTTTTCAACGCCCCCATGAATGGAGACAAATAAATCATGCCAAGAAAAACCACAACCAGTGCCACGAAAAAGCCCCAGGCTGCCCAGGCCGTGAATCCGGCAGGGGACCGGTTTGAAAAATTCCGCGCCCGCGGCATGGCCATGCAAAACCGTGCTGGGCATCGCCGACGTACTTTTGTGACGGATGAGCCTTTTGTGCTTGGTGAGGAGTATGGTTTCGCCCCGCCGATTGAGATCCAGAAGCCGGTCTACACGGACCGGCTGGCTATTGAGGAGATGGCCCGTGCTGGCAACGCCACTGGTGTGCTGCGACTTCTTTTCAAGGATGACTACCGCCGTTTCCTGGCTGCCCTGAATAACGTTGGTGATGACGCTGAGGAAGTAGCCATTGGTGTGTTCATTGACATCCAAGCCCATTTCTACGGTGAGGGGATTGTTGATGAGCTGGTCACTTTCCCTATGTAACCGGCCTCATCAACAAGTATGGGCCGGAGATTAGGTGGGACCTTCACCACTATCTACATATTGACCTCGATGATTTCCTGCGTGGCGAGCGGCATTGGGCGACGTTCATCGAGCTCTTAGAGCAGTTGCCGCCAGGGTCGCACTATCTGGCGGCTCTCGCTGATGATGATGATTTGGCGGAGCAGGTGCTGCGGGATCGGAAAGAGAACCCGCATGCGCCCCCGTCGCTGCGGGAGTGGGACGGTACCCAAGCCAGACTTACGCAGTTGATTGAGCTCACTCAGGCCTTGTGTGCTATCACAGCTCGTCTGGAGACGGCGTTGCCGCCGCCGCCCCGACCAATAACCGCGGCTGACCGTTTGGAGCAGCAGCAGCGGAAAGCCGACATGGATGATTTGCTCACGGGTCTGCTTGGGGATCGGGTAGAAAACCGCTAAACAACCACAAAAAAACGGGGGGTGTTGGTTATGGCTGAATACACTGCAGGGGTTGCGAAGGTTGAGATCAGGCCGAATCTTTCGGGGTTCTCTAAGCGCCTGAAAGCGGAGCTGGAGCGGATCAATGCCCAATTTGGCGTGGAGATTCGCCCGGATTTGAGCGACTTCCGGGAGCAACTGCGCGCTGAAATGGCAAACCTCCCTACCGCTGAGATTGATGTGGATGTGGATGCCGCTGCGGCCAAGGGGAAGATCGCCCAGCTGGGCCGGGACCAGAAGCTCACGATCGAGGCCGAGGCAGATACCGCAGACGCCAAGTCGGGTATCGAATATCTCACCCGCCCACAGAAAGTCATCGTCGAGGTTGATGCTGATACTGCCCCCGCTAAGGAGCGTATCGACCAGGCCGCTAAGAAACGCCGCACCACGGTTGAGGTTGATGCGGATACCGCGGCGGCGAAAGCAAAGATCGCTGCTGCCGCCCGCGACCGTAAAGCCAAGATCGACGTGGATACAGGTGGCGCCGCGGCCGGGTTGTTATCCATGGCCACTCAGGCTGCTGGTGCCGCATCATCATTGGGCATGGTGGCAGCTCAAGCAACTGGCATCGGCATCATTGGCGTTGCCGCAGCTGGCTGTATCGGCCCCCTGGCGTCTGTAGCAGCCGCGGCCTCCGGCGTGATCGGTGTACTGGGTGTACTCCCCGGCATAGCCGCATCTGCCGCGGCCGGCCTGGCCACCCTAGGCATCGGCTTGAGCGGTGTTGGTGCGGCGTTTTCTGCCATGGGGAAATCCGCCGGCGGCGCAGCCGACGACACCGCGGACAAGCTGAAGCAGCTGCAGCGCCAGGTGGAGTCTGCTGAACGCGGCCTGGTGCAGGCCAATCGTCGGGTAGAAGACGCCGAACGTCGGGTAGCTGACGCGCAGAAGAACACTCGGAAAGCCCAAGACGCCCTCAACGACGCCCGTAAAGAAGCCGTCAAAGACCTGAAAGAGCTCAAGGGTGAACTGGAAGACGCAGCCCTAGGGGAAGAAGAAGCCGTCCTGGCGGTTGCCCGCGCCCGCCAATCCCTGATTGACGCCCAGGCCGATAAGGATTCTTCCGGCCTGGATATTGCCGAGGCCGACCTGGCATACCGCAAAGCAGTAAAAAACCTCGATGGGGTGCGGGAGAAAAACAACCAGCTCGCCAAGGATGTGCAGGCAGCGAACGACGCCGGCATCGAGGGCTCGCAGAAGGTTCAGGACGCGAAGGAAAAAGTCGAGGCCGCCACCCGCGGGGAAGCCGACGCGCAGCGCGCCCTGCTAGAGGCAAACGAAAACGTGCTGGTCGCCCAGGAACGCCTCGACGACGCGCTGGAAAACCTAGCGAAGGGGGCATCTTCTGCCGCTGGTGGCGTCGATCCCTTTGCCGAAGCCCTAGCGAACCTGTCCCCGAAAGCACAAGAGTTCGTGCTGGCCATGCAGGCCCTGGGCGACCAGTGGCAGGACCTCAAATTCGCGGTGCAGGACAATCTGTTCGACGGCTTGGCTGAGGACGTCACGAACCTGGCGACCGTGCAGCTCCCCGTGCTGAAGACCGGACTGGCGGGGATCGCTAGCGAAATCAACACCGGGCTGCGCGCAAACATCGCAGCACTATCCAGTGAGGCTTCCCAAACTGGCCTGGCCACCATGCTGGAAAATACCCGGCAAGCGTTTGCCGGCACAAACCAGGCGGCTGGACCTCTTACCCAGGCCATTGTGGATATCGGCGCCGCCAGCTCCGCATATTTGCCCCAGCTAGGCCAATATCTGGGTGAGGCAGGTGCCCGCCTGGGCGAATTCCTCACCCAGGCAACCCAAACCGGCCAGTTCGACCAGTGGGTGCAAAACGGCATCAACACCCTGAAAGGCATTGGCCAAACCCTAGCTGACGTGGGCGGCATCATCAGCGGCGTGTTCCAGGCTGCTGCCGCCGCCG